TTGCTATCAACGCTACTGAACTCTCAGACTTCCCAGACCTCTTCTCCTACTTCCCCGGCTGGCACACGGGGTGGCGAGTAGACATCAACGGCGATGTGATCGTAAAACATAGGTGGCATGGGGGAATCCACGCAACGTATAACAATGCGCTGAAGGCCGGTAAGACATTGGTAACCGGACACTTACACAAACTGCAAGTCACACCGTATTCGGATTACAACGGTCGTAGATACGGTGTAGATACGGGAACCCTTGCAGAACCATACGGAGAACAGTTCGTCTACACAGAGGGCAACCCGGTAAACTGGTGTTCGGGTTTTGCTGTGCTGACATTTAAAAACGGAAAACTGCTACCACCAGAGTTGTGCGAAGTCATCGACGGGGTGGCATATTTCAGGGGAGAATCAGTTACGGGAGAGTAAATAATGAGCGACCCGATTGAAACAACACGGGCTGCACTAGGTGGAATCAAAGAAGCAGTTAAAGTCGGGCGCGAGATAAAAGAAACCGCTAGGGAGGTCAATGCCTTCTTAGACGAAGAAGCCAAGGCCCGGGTTGCGTGGAAGCGCAAGCAACAACAGATGATGCGCCGTGGCGACATGGTGTGGATGGAAGCAGTAGACGAGTACCGGATCATCCGACAGATTCGTGACGCAGAAGCCGCGATGTACCGAGAGGTAGAACAAGAGTTCGGCAGAACTGCTGTTAGCGAAGTCAAATCACTTATCAACCAACTTAGACGAGACCATCGGGAGTTAAACGATGAGTTCTACCGCAACCGTATGCAAGCCCGCAGGGAGTGGGGAGGACTTCTCCTCGTTTCTGCACTCATATATGGAATTTTTAAAGCAACTGGAGTTATGTAATGCTATCCCTTATCTCTACACTTGGCGGGTTGTTAATCTCTGGCTTACCGAAAGTTTTAGACTTTTTTCAGAACAAGTCAGACCAAGCACACGAAATCGCCCTTGCTAGACTGCAAAATGAAATGCAGTTGCAACTGGCCGCGCAAGGTTTTGCAGCGCAGGCCAAGATAGAAGAAATCCGCACCGATCAGGTTGCCATGCAGTCCGAGGCAAAGATGACCGAGGCGGCTCTCCAGCATGATGCTAAAGTCTTGGATAAGGCGAGCAAGTGGGCGGTCAACTATGTAGCCACCGTCCGTCCTACCGTTACCTACATCTTCGTTCTTGAGCTTGTGCTGATCAACATGGGTCTGGTCTACTTCCTGCTCTTTAAGCAGGGACTAGGAACCTTGACCGTGGACCAGTTCATTGCCGCTACCGACCTGATTTTCTCCGAAGATGAGATGGCAATGCTTGGTGGTATTATTGGATTTTGGTTTGGATCACGGGGCTGGTCTAAGAAGTGAAAACGTCCGAGCGCGGCATCCACCTGATGCACCAGTTCGAGGGTTACCGCAACAAGCCCTATTTATGCCCTGCAAGCCTTTGGACGGTCGGGTATGGGGAGGTGCTATACCAAGACCAAATAAAACTGCCTGTGGCCCGAAAAGAGGGCTACACGGGCATGATTAGGAAAGACTATCCTTTACGAGATGCAGACAACCGTATTTGGTCCAAGGACGAGATTGAGGAACGCTTCAAGAATCTCCTCGTCAGTTTTGAACGCGGTGTTCTTCGACTTGCTCCCAATCTATCTGGCAATCAAGGTCTCTTTGACGCTTGTGTCTGCCTATCCTACAACATTGGGGTCGGCGGCTTCCAACGCTCTACTCTACGCCAGCGCATCCTACGAGATGAACCCCTACCTAGCATTGCTGACGGCTTTCTGATGTATTCCAAGGCGGCGGGTAAGGAACTGCCGGGTTTGCTGAGAAGGCGCAAGGCAGAGGTCGGGCTATTTCTTGCGAGCTAGTTCTAGGATTCTTGCTTTTAGTTCCTCGGTAATTTCTATTCCGTGATGGTCTTCAAAACTGTCTAGCCATTTTCGGCGCTCGGCTTTGGTTTTCATCTTTAGAACAAATCTTGCTAGGCCCTCGATCTTTGCCTCATGCTCAGACATCACGATCTCTAGCAACTCCTCGCGGTTGGCGGTAAACAAACCCCTGCTAACGATGCCGAGCAAACTCTTTATGTAACGCTTTTCTGGCTCGGGAGACGGCTCGGATGGCATCTTTCTTGCGCTCAAAAGTGCCTAAGTGTACGCGCTTAAAGTCGGCGCAGATGTGGGCCTCGTAGTTTCCACTTGGACGCTTGTAGACCCCCTTAGTATTCGTAGTAGTAGGAAGTCTCCTGCGTGAGTTCCAGCGGTTCTCCTTCTGGGTTGCGGCGCGTAGGTTCCGCATCCGGTTATCAGATGGGTTCCCGTTCTTGTGGTCCAGCGCCTCGGGCAACCAACCCCGGTGGTAGAGCCAGATCAGCCGGTGGGCCATGTAGTATCGCTTGGCAATACCAATCCGAATGTATCCCCGTTTGTTAGGAGACCCCGCAGGTTTTAAAGCATAGCGGCGGTTCCACATCACATAGGCCGAATACTTCTTAAACGCCTCCAAGGGGCGCGGCTTCCAGTAAAGCTGCCCCTTGTGGTATGAAAACAACGCTCGGACGGTTTTCTGTGTTACCAAGGAATGTCGTCATCCATCGCGCCGACCAAATCCTTTCCTGTCTTGGCTTGTTTTCTAGGTTCTTGAACCTTCAGGCTCATAAACTTCCCCTTCCCAGACTTGGCCTCGCGCAACCATGCGGCCAACTCATACTCCTTCCCATCGACATTGATCTTGCCCTTGTAGTTAGGGGCCTTCTCGTTGTCCGACTCGTTCTTAAACAGAACACCAGAGTTAGTGTTGTCGTACTCCATCATTACCTCGCTTCCATATATAAACCAACATTGCCTAGGCTATAACCAAGAAAAGCAATGCCCAAGCCCCAATTACCGCGAACAAACAAATCCACCGCCACAATAAGATAGACAATCCCAATCCCCGCTATCAGCCACGCCGCCATTCTGACCACACGCTAAAAATTACAACGGTTGATATGAAGAACAAAAACTTTGTCGGGCCTAGAGAAGCCCAGTCTATAACGAATACAGTCATAACCACTCCTTATGTTTCAAGCTCCACGTTACCATTTGTTCTAACCGCTCGGTAATATCTATTTTGGGTTTCCAACCCATCTTCTCCATCTTAGAACCATCTAATGCGTATCTCAGATCGTGTCCGGGGCGTGATGAGTGAAAGTCCACCATCTCGTAATGCAATGATTTCTTTTGTATGTCTGCAATCGTAGCCGCGACACGCAGATTGTCCCATTCCTCTTTGCCGACAATGTTGAACTTTGGACACTTTGCCCCGCCGTAGTCTTGCTCTTTTACTGTTGGGTGGTTAAGCAAAAACAGCATTGCATCTGCAACGTCCCGCGCATGAATGTAGTGCCGTGATCCTGCTTTGGTCTTACTAGGATTTGCATGAATTGTGATTTTTTCTTCCCGGTCTACCCGACGTACACACATGGGGATGTATTTCTCTGGCGACTGCCGCTCCCCAAACACGTTCATCGTGTGGGTGATGTAGATGGGAAGCCCGTAGGTATTCTCAAACGCCACGCAAAACTCTTCTCCCGCTGCTTTGCTTGCAGAGTAGGGGTTGGTGGAGTTGTACCTGTCGTTTTCTTTGTAGAACACGCCCTCTGGTGCCGGGCCAAATACCTCGTCCGTAGAGAAGTAGACAAAGCGTTTTAAGTCTTGAGTCCGGGCATACTGCAAAAGGTTGAGCGTCCCAATCGTGTTATCCAGCGCAAACTCCATTGGGAAGTCGATAGAACGGTCCACATGGCTTCCTGCGGCCAGATGCAGGATTACATCTATCTTTCCGATATGAGAGGCAACGTGGGGGTTTATTTCGGCTTTCAGGTCGTGGTAGACAATCTTGACCCGCTTTTTGTGGGGGTTGCTTTCTAAGACGTTATGCAGCCGGTTGAGATTGCCAGAGTAATCTAGTCGGTCAAGACTAATGATCTCGGCGTCTGTTTTATACAACAGTTCGTCTATCAAATGGTGGGCGATGAACCCCGCTCCACCTGTAACCAAAATCCTCATTCCTCATCCCCCGATGCTCGACGCATCAACTGATACTTCACCGCCTCCAAAACCCCGACAACAGCCGCTACCGGCATCTGCTCGCCGTAGGTATCTATTACCTCATAAAGTTCCTGTGCTAGTGCCTCTACTAGCGCTGTATTCACTCACACTCCTTAGCGACTGCCTTTAGAAATGCCTGTGCTTTCTCTAACATCTCGTCCATCTCTGACTGCTTGGGTTCAAACCGGACTATAAAAAGTCTTTTAGATTCCCGCACCCTGTCATCAAAACTCACAAAGTCCACCCACTTCCTGCCCGTACAGAGCAGTTGGCACATCATCTGTCGCTTGTATTTCGTGGGGACTTTGCCTTCTTTCCTATACTGGAGGTGGGTTGAGGTTCTTGGACACTTGATTTCGATAAGCCCTTCATCCCCGACCAATCCGTCAGGAGAAGCGCCAAAGAACGGGATTTCGGGGTGGAGCCAAAACCCTGTCTGGGTGACAAAAGTCCCGGTGTGGGCCTCGTAGGCAGCTCTTGCAATGGGTTCCTTTTCGGTTCCCCGCTGCATATCTGAGTTGACGTAGGTTTCTTCTGCAAAACCCGTCTCTCGCTCTGCTACAAGCTGCCAGAGATAGTTGGCAAACGCCGCCGTTGTTTCTGCGGCACAGGCATCATTGGCCCGCGATGCTGTTAGACACCCCAGCCGAGCTTTCAGCCATTCCTCGGTTCCCTGCTGTATTTCTTTGTAGTCGTTCACTTAATCGCCTCCTCGCGATGTCAAGTTCACTCTCAAGCCTGTCCACCGAAATCCGTAACCTTTGGGCTACGGTGTGCTTCAAATGGTACGGGTACATTATATAACGTGCTTTTAATACTTTTCTAGATAGTTCTGGAAGTTGCCTTATAGCGTTTTCCACTAACTGCCCGTCTACCATGTCCGGTTCAAGTCGGGGTTCTTCCCCTTCCCATACGTCTTCAGAATCGTAGTTGCCTTCCGCAGATGCACAACGGGTGCGAACTTCTGGTCCAAGAGGCCCAAAGGCACAATACCAAGCCCAATTTTTCAACCTTTCTTCTGAAACCATCGTTTATAAAGTTCTGGCCTATTTTCCTTGATCCAAGGTTTCGCGGATTGTATAAGACTTTGTTCGTCAAATCCACAAGTCTGTGAGCCAACGTGGTGGACGTAAGCCCGGCTGATCCAGTTGGTAAAGTTTTTTTCTATAACGTCCAAGGATTGCACATCGTCCGAGTACCAGTTCAAAGGCGGGAATGGAACCCATGCCTCCTTGTGGATATAGGCGCATATGGGGGCAATGATGTCTACCGGCAGAATCTTCTTTTCTGTCTCCCAGCGAAACCAAGCCATCTTGCCCTTGCCAAGCCGGATATTTTGGTATCCTCTCGCGTAGTCCGAGCGGCAGGACACCCAGCCGAGGGGGATATTTTCACCTCTGAGAATGGAAACGTCCTCGCCTAGCGTCTGCCATGTGTAGGGGTTGAACACAATGTCGTCGTTGCATACCACGATTTCGTCAAACTCTTGAAACGCCCGGTCGATCACCGCGTTAAAGGCGTCCCCAAAGTTTGTGGCTACGTTGTCGCTACAAACCGTCCTGTGCCGCGGAAGAATGATCTGGGAGCCAGACAAGAACACCGTGACATCTTGCGGGACGTAAAAGGTAATGGAAGCTGCTAGGACCGGGAGGCACTTTCCGTCCACGGTGGCTATGACGATGGCTTTAATTTTCGATACTCCTCTACTCTGTGACCTGCTTGGATGGTAAATAAGCCGTTATTGAATAACGGTTTGTCGCACCGCCGCAATTCCTGACCCGTCTTCCAAAGGACGTATTGCAGGGGTATCTGGTCCTTTTCGCCCCAACACAGTATTTCCCTCCACCACGCCTCATCCAAGCCCGCCACGGCCAAATTTCGGGTGTTCCTGCAAATGATCCCGCCGGAGGTCATACCAAAGTGTCTGGGCATCCCCTGAGACTCGTATTCTTCCATCTGCTCCATGATCGGCAGATTGAGATACTTCTGCATATCGTGGGCCTCTACTGCTTCGTCGTAGATACAGTCTCTCCACGGGTGGGTAAACATACACCACGAGTCTTTGGCCTGAGAGACCATATATTTAGCAAAGTCCGGGCTGATAATCTGAATCGATCCATCAATCCAGATGGTGTAGTCAAAATGGTTTTCAGCCCCGAAAAGCCGATGTAGCAAGAGCTTGTAATACTTGGCCTGAAGTCTTGGGTTGTCTCCAAGTTCCTCATGCGGTTGGGTAAAGCGCATGAAATAGGTGTCAATACTTTGCTCTGGATGCTCTTTGGGTGGATCATAATTCCCAAAGACTGAGGTATAAATTAAGACTTTCACAGGTGTCTCCACGGAAACCGCAGGTAAGTATGACTCCGACCTTTTTTGACTTTTTCAGCATAGAGACCTTCGTTGTTCGGTACGCGGGTCAAGACGCAATCTGCCTCGTGTTGCGTGCAGAGGATGGGGAGAGTTACCTCGAGGACGCCAGCGCGGTGAAAGAGATGCCGGAGATAAGGGTCGTTGTATCCATAGTGACCGGCAAAATCCTCGTCGTAACCGCCGACGGCCCAGTAGTCGAGTCGGTTCACTAGCATTGTGCCTGCTGTCCGGGGGCGGTTTTCTCTGCGAAATGAATAGAACTTTCCGCGCTCAAGTTGTGTAGCAAGTATGGCGTCAATGCTGCCCTTGCTAAACGTCTGGTCTGTGTCGCAAAACAAAATCCACTCTGTCGGGCAGACGGCTGCGCCAAGGTTGCGTGCGCCCGGGATATTCCACGGGATGTCTTGTTCTATTCGGTAGATCGGAACATCGGCGTCTGGAGGTTCAAGACTGCCGTCATCAATAATTTGCTTGGGGATGTATGGATATGTACGCCACGCGTCAATATGCCGGTCTAAGTGTTCGTGGTCATTGTAAAACGTCAGCGAGATAGTAAACACCGCACCTCCTCTAGTAATTCTTTTTCTGTAAACCCGTAATGCTTGGGGAAACCTTTGGTCCCTAGTCCATGAACTCCACTTTTGCCTCTATGGTGTTCAGGGCAGAGGGGTATCGCATGGTAATGACTACTGCGGCCCCATCCCTGTCCGGCGCGGAGGTGATGGATTTCAGCAGGGCTTCCATCGAATCCCAATCGCTTGCAGACAATACAACCGAGTTCGGCGACTCGTGACAAATGCTGCTTCTCATCTTTGGTCACTCAGGACTTCCCATGCGCGTCTAGCCACCTCTGAAACTTGTCCGTTTCCAAGGGCTTTAAGTCTGTCCATCCCATTGGCCACCCCATTAACCACTCTATCCACACCGGGTTCGGCTTCCCAGATTTTTTCTCTGCGTCCCGTAAAGCTTGGTTTATTGGATATTGGGCTGGTTGTCCTGACTTTCTGATTGGAACCCAGTTCTCTTGAGTTCCTCGATTCCCCATGTTCGCGTCTGGTGTAGGCCATTTCGGAACTTTGCCCTGAGATTTCCTGACATCCCGCCCCGCTATTACAGACGCTTCCTCTAGGCTTACTCGACCCTCTTGCCACGCCTTCCTCATTATCCTTACCGTCCCTTCGCAAGGCATCATTGATGCTGTTGGCGTAGGCC